AATTTCATATAATGAAAATTTATTCTGCAATAGGAATTTCTGAAAACAAGGCATAGTAATGGATACCAAGTTAAATTTTATCACAAAATGCACAAGAGAACTTTTAGCCAATGGATTTTCTGTGTTGATACATAGAAAAAAAGAGTTAGATGGTTATGGAGGCTGGTTTGGTGCAGAGGAAGGAGAAAAAGAATTAGTAGTTGCTTTAGATCACGATATGGGATTTGAAGTATTCTTACATGAATATTGTCATTACTTACAATGGAAAAATAATCGAGATCTATGGAATAGGTCTTTATTAACTTATGACACACTGTTTGAGTGGATCGATAAACCAGAGTCTAATTATACTGACGATGAATTAAACCAAAGTCTTCATGATATTCTAGAACTAGAACATGACTGTGAGAATAAGGCATTAAGACTATTGCAAAATAATCCTATAGAAGATGTAAGTGTTGATAAGTATATTCGTGCTGTTAATGCCTACCTACTTCATTATCATATCAATCGTTCTTTACGCAAAAGACCAAAGAATCCTATATATTCTGAAAGGGTTCTTAATCATATGCCTAATAAATTTAATACTAATTTAGATTACTACTTAGATTCTAGTAATATCACAGAGCCTATGAGGCAGGCACTCCTACTAGAATACGAAGAAACTCAAGAATCGTCTTGACAGATGCCGATAGCCTAGTATACTGACGCTATCTTAGGAGAATCTATGGCTTACGGTCTGTGTTGTATATCTTTAAAACTCAAGGAGCAGGGTCATGGATTTAAAACAATGACCTATAAGCGTTTTGCTTCGCTTCCAAGAGAGGAAGCGTTGACTATCCTTGGTGATCGTATTCACAATAATATGGTTGTAACCAATGAAACCATCCGATTCTGCGGTGATAATGGCTATGTTTATAGAGTTAGTAGTGATCTATTTCCTCTTATTACTTTTGATGAGGCTAATATCTCTTTAGAAGATTTGCCTAATTATGACGATATTCAAGATGAAATAGACAATATAGAACAAACCATTAAAGATAAGGGTGTTCGCATATCTTGTCACCCATCGGAGTTTAATGTTCTTGCATCCACCAACGAAAAAGCAGTAGAAAAAACTATCACAGAACTTAATTTCTACAGCAGTTTCTTTGATAGAATTGGACTTGAAACCAATTATAATAATCCTATGAATATTCATATTCATAATAAAAACGGTACTCACTCTGAGATCATCGACCGTTTTATGCAAAATTTTAACCGTCTTGACGATAATTGTAAGTCTAGACTCGTTATCGAAAACGACGACAAAATTAATTGCTGGAGTGTGATGGAGTTATACAACCACTTTCATTCTAGAACAAATATACCAATTACTTTTGATTATCTTCATCATAAATGTCATCCAGATACTTTAGATGAAGAAACAGCATTAAAGTTTTGCTATGATACTTGGCATGGATACAGACCTTTATTTCATTATAGCGAATCTAGAGAGGGTAATAATCCTAGAGCCCATGCTGATTATGCTTATAATAAGTTTGAAACCTATGGTTTAGATTTCGACGTAGATATGGAACTAAAAGCAAAAGACTATGCCATAGAAAAACACCAAGAAATTAATAAAGGAGTACTGGTATGAGTGGGTGGCTAATAGCACTAACTGGCTGCGTATATGCTTATGTTAGTATAGAACAGTTTTGTAAGGGCAATTATGGTCTTGGTATAGCATATGCTGGATACTCTTTTGCTAATTGTGGACTTTATATGCTAGCGACTAAGTAGGAGATATAAAATGAAAGAACCTCAAAAGATTAAATTGACAGATGCTCCGCAAACCAAAAAAGTAAATCTCACACGATTACCTCCTATAGAACTTATTACAGAAGATACTAGTCTTAAAAGTATACAAAACACATTAGAAACAGTAGATAATGAAGATAATAAACAAAACAATTCGTAAAGCATATGCTAATTGGAACCCAAATCCTCTTATTAGATGTTATCATTATGCCGCTGCTTTTGATGGGCAGAAGATGATATGTTTCAGCAAAAATAACCCGATCAAAACCAATACAAGAGCCTATCGTATAGGAGAACAGTTTAATCTTCCAAAATATAAAGAATATCCTTTTGTACACGCCGAGTCTCATCTTATATCTAAATTACTTGATATGTATAACTCAATAGATTCTAATTGGTCTATTGTTGTTATGCGTATTAATAGAAAGGGACTAATTTTAGGCAGTAAACCTTGTGAAAATTGTGAAAAACTTCTCAGTGCTGTTGGATTAACACACATATATCACAGTAATGACGCTGGGCGTTTTTGCAATAAAGACGGCTATGATATAGGAGTAGAATATGCCTCGTTGTCTTTGGTTTAAGTTCTTTATAACTTTAGTTTTGTCGTTTGTTGGATACTTTTTGGGCTATCTATCAAATTTTGTATTCAAGTAAACCGTTTGACAACGCCGATAACAATGGTATAATCCGCTGAACGGAGGTCGCCATGAACTGTATTTACTGCAAAAGTTGTGTCGGTATTGATCGATATGAGTTTCTATCAGAAACGGGTCGTAAAATTATCTGTAAAGAATGTAGTGTCGAAAATAAGGCGGTCGGTTTTATGGATTGGGGACATAAAACAGCACCTAGTCTTGTGATGGTTCCTAGTAATGCAACAGAAACTATTCGTAAACTTGATCGTGCTAATAGGAGGGCTAGATGATTACTTGGCTTGATCTTTATAACTTTCTCTTTGAAAGAGCAAACAATATCAATGCTGTTGGTACTTTTCAATGGAATACACCTATCGTTATTTACGATGCGGCTACAGGAGATAAGTTCTTTTGTGATACATATTATTTAGAAGATACAGATGATGGTTTAGTACTCATGATTAACAAGGAAGATAGGTAAAAACTTATGGATCTAGAAATAGAAAGTCTCTTATTTAAGCAAGTTGAAAAACCTAAAAATTTTTTGATGCTAAAAATTATTAATGTATTTGAAAATCGTTATCGCATTAATATCTATATCGAAATTGAAGAAAATAATTTAATTAAACGTAAGATTAAACAAAGTTATTTTTGTCACTATAGTCCAGGTAAACTTACTATTATACCAGAACCAGACTATAAAACAGAAGAACAAAAAAGAAAACAAAGACTATGAATCGGGAACTCCAAGATAAACTGATTAATAAATATCCGCAGCAATTTCAGGATATAAAATATATAGAGTGCGGCGATGGGTGGTATGATTTGTTGTCTAGGTTGTGTTTTATTATACAAGATCAAATAGATAGAAACAAAAAACTTGGGCAACCAATTACTTTTGCTTGGAGTCAAATTAAGGAAAAATTTGGTGGATTAAGAGCGTATTGCTATGGTGCTGATGAATATATACGTGGTGCTATAGATATGGCAGAGAGTATGAGTTACAGCATATGTGAATATAGTGGAGAAAAGGGTAGAATCAGAAAACAAAGAATGGGGGAAGATGGGAAGCCGATTTACGCATGGATAAAAACACTCTCAGATCAAGAAGCAGAAAAAGAGGGATATATTATTGATAATATCGGATTTGATGCTGACGAAACAGACTGATTCCGAAATTCTGCTAAAGACTATGCTTGACAATGCCGATTACTGCTGTATACTACCAGAGTACGTTTCACTCGTAAGGAGAATCCAACATGGCTAAAGGCCAAAAGACCTGTCCTAATTGTTCTACTGCTACAGGCCCAAGAGCATATGCTTGCAAGTCTTGTGGTCATATTTTCTGTTTTAAGCCCAAGAGCAAAGAGGCAAAAAACACTAAAATTATCAGAGATTTTAACTGGCGAGAACTGGTTAAAGGAGATAGAATCAGAGTTGGTGGCGGGCCATATTTTGTAACCAAGGGGGAGTTTATACCTATGGGTTATAGAGGACGTTTTGTTGTCGATAGTATTGACGAGAGTGGTATTAGGGCTTTTGGTTTAGACAAACATCAGGGCTTTTGCCATATTTATATGGGTGGAGATATACAAAATAAAGAAACTGGTGTTTGGAAAACTAAACATAAATTAATGAAATTAAAGAGTAAGGAACATATCGAATGAATTTTACTCCAGAGCAAAAGCATCAATTAAATAAGATTTTAGATCACAGAGACGAAATAAGTAACGCCGTATTTCATATTGAAAGGATTTTAAAACACTATTTTCCAGAAGAGTTTGATATTGCTTATCAACACTGGATACCACAAATAATCACCGCCCTATATGAAGATAAAAGATGGCTACCAAGGGGTGAACAAACTTTACAGCATACTATTAATAGACTTTTAGATAAAGTAAACGAATCTAAAGAAAACGGCCAAGGCGTTAAGAAATTTATTTAGTTTTGGGGTATACTATTATGCATGAAACCTATAGCATTATTGATTTAGACGGATACGCAGATGCGGTTAGAACAGAAGCCGCCGCCGATTATTCATCTACTGAAAATAATTTGGATGACTTTATAAGTCTTAATCAAGTAAAGTATATTGTAGATTCTTACTCTTTGGGGTTTGATGATGATAACTATCATATTATTGACAAAAACACTCATACTGACATAGTAAATGAGGTTTCTGATTGGATATTTAATGTGGGTTTAGCAAAATTGGCCGCTTCTAATAAGTTAGAATGTGCTTGGGATACTAATATTAACGGTATGGTTTTTTGGTTGCCAGAAAATCCTACAAACAATGGAGTAAATAACGATGACCCAAGAGCAAATACATCATCTGAAACTAGAGATGGACAAAATTAAAGAATATATTAATTCAGAGTTGTGTAAAAAATGTGAAGAAATGACAACCGAATTAAGAAAATGTGAACAACTTTTACAAGAATATTCTAATAATTCATAAAAATATTATGGAAAAACTTAGTCAAAAAAGACTGAATAAACTTAAAAAACAAGGAAAACTCAGAGACACATTTGAGTTATGGGTAGATAGGCATAATCATAAATTTGAACTTATAAGAACTTTAACAAGTGTTATAGGACTATTGATTTCATCTATTATTATGATGAAAGTTTTTGGAATTATATGAAATATTGGATACGTATATTTTTTGGTACTATAATAGTAGTATCTTTAGGGATAAATTATCAACAATTACAGGAAATTAATCGTCTAAAATATAGAATACAAAAACTTGAGGCTGGTCCGTGGAAAAGTTTGTTTGATAGCAAACCTATTTTTCCTCGTCCACAAAAAAGCCAACCTGAAAAGCCTAAATTTAATAATCAGTTAACAACATAAATATGGGGGCGAAATGTATCGATTGGATGAATAAAGATATTATGAGCAAGTAGTGGTTGATAGACCGGCCACTATAAAAGTCTATCAAATGCTTTAACTGGCACAAATCAGTTAGCCCTTGCTGCTTAATAAATAGTAGCAACAATCTTAGAAAGCAATGAAGGTAGCGTTCAAAAGATTGTCGTAAAAACCTTCGGCTGCTAGAATAGCCAACGGGTTCTAGCCTGAGATTAGTTGGTAAGGAAAGATGAATGTTGTTTATTCTTTAATCTTTCTTAGAATTTATGAATAAAATAAACTTGTAGAGCATATATTAATATCATCGCAAGACTCGGCTTCGCCGCCGACGCCTCCACTTTCCCATAAAGGAGAAATTAAAATGAGTGTATGGAAAAAATTATTTAAAAAAAGCCAGAAAGAAAATAATAAAAACCATGAAGAAGAGATGAAATATCTTAGACTTTTGGAAAAAAGAATGACTAAATTAGAAAAGAAAGTCAAAAAGAAAAAGAAGTAACTTAGATGCCCAGAAAAATTTGTGCATACTGCGGTGAGCGGAAAAACAGAAAAAGTTTTCCTAAACACAGTATGTACAAAGATAATCTAGATACTAGATGTAAAAAATGTGTTAAAAAACATTCTAAAATAAGAGGAAAATTACACAAAGAGGCTCCACCAAGACCAGAGATTTGTGAGTGCTGTAAACAGATTCCGATAAAATGGGTATTAGACCACGATCACAAAGATGATACTTTCCGAGGTTGGATTTGTGATAAATGCAATACAGGAATAGGTAAACTTGGTGATGATTTGCGGGGAATAGTTAATGCTATGAACTATTTTCTTTCAAGACCCAAAAACTAAAGATACTCTCTTGACAGGTCGATACTAGTATGGTAAGATACTGCGAACACAGGAGACTAATTTGATGATTCATGATTTTAATTATGTTTGGGGGATGGTGCGTGATCTTAGGGCTACCAGTAGCACCATTGATAAGCAAACTATTATTGAAGATTATTGCAATCATAATTCTGAGGCTGCAAATTTTACTAAGAAAATTCTGCTTTATACCTATCACCCACTTTGGCAATATAATGTTACTAGCGATAATCTCAAGAAGAAAAGTTCTCTGAGGGGTAAGACCTATAAAAATTTCTTTGATCTTTTGGATGATCTAAAAAGTCGCAAAATTACTGGTCACGATGCTATTGGTGCGATACATACCTTTATTGATAGTCAATCAAATAAAGACAATATCGAAGAACTCATTTATTGTATCATTGATAAAGATTTGAAAACCCGTGCCGGTGACAAAATTATCAACAAGGCTATTCCTGACCATATTCCAGAATTTAGTGTTGCTCTGGCAGATAAATACGATCCTAATATTGTAGATTGGAAAGACAGTTGGTATGTTAGCAGAAAAATTGATGGTGCTAGATGTATTGCTATTGTTGACGATAATGGGGACACTGCTTTTTATTCCCGCACGGGAAAGAGTTTTGAAACTCTGGATATTGTTGCTGGTGGCATTAAGGCTCTCGGCATATCTAATGTAGTATTAGATGGCGAACTGTGTCTGTTGGATGAAAATGGGAATGAAGATTTTCAAGGGATTATGAAACAACTCAAAAAGAAGGATCATACGATCCCGAATCCTTCTTATAAGATTTTCGATATGATTAGCCATGATGAATTTTATAGCAAACAAGGAACTCCCGGTAAAATCTATACTCATAGATATAATAGCCTCAGAACGGTTATGAAAAAGAATACTTGTGTTTGTTTAAGTTTGCTTGGTCAAGAAAAGATTAAAGACGATGACCATTTTGCCGAATGGACTAAGAGATCAAATGATTATGGCTGGGAGGGTCTTATGTTAAGAGCAGACGAACCGTATAAGGGAAAAAGATCTAAAGATTTACTTAAGTACAAGTCATTTTCTGATGATGAATATGAAGTTGTTGATGTGGAAATGGGACCATTTCGCTATGTTAAAGACGGTCAAGAAACAGAAGAAACTATGCTTAGTTGCGTAACTATTAAGCATAAGGGATATGATGTTAGAGTCGGCAGCGGCTTTAGTATCGAACAAAGACAAGACTTTCATAAGCATCCAAAAAAGATTCTTGGTAAGATTATCACTGTACAGTATTTTAGCGAGTCGGAGAATCAAGACGGAGGGATTAGTCTTAGGTTTCCAACATTTAAATTATTGCATGGTGAAAATCGTGAAATATAAAGCAAATAAGTATAGCAAAAGTTCTAACTTTAGAATTAATCGTAGAATTATTCAAGAATATGGTTTACAGGAAGCCAAAAAAATTGGAGCATTAGATTCTCTTGAACAAGAAAAAGAAAAATTAAAATCTCTGAAGAAGAAACAAAAATCAGTAAAAAAGAAAAATAAAAAAACATCTAAAAAAACAGGGCTACATCTCGGCGTTGAATATCAAACAAAGTATAATGAATTTCTGATTAATGGTGGCAATCCCGAAGATTGTCCATTTTAACTCAATAGTTGGGTCTTGACAAGACGATACCTTTAGTGTAGAATCGTAGCATACACTTTGGAACTATACTTTGGAGAAGATATGAGCGAAGCAGTTGTTGAGAAAAAACCCGTTGTTATGAGTACGTCTAAGGCTGATGAGTTTTTTAAGAACTTTCCAAAAGATAAGGTTGTTGCGTATAAGGATTATTGGGAAAGTGTTCGTCCGAAAAATCATGACGATATTTTTCGACGGTACCTATTTGCCTATTGTAGCGTACATACTACTTGGCAGGGCAATGTTAAGGGATACAATGCAATCAAGGACTTTAATGCGTGGATTGACAGCAAAGATATTCTTCTTGAAAAACTCCACAAGTCTGGCGTAGGTCTGCACAATAATCGTACTAATTATATTTGGGATTTTAGTCAAAAGTTTTGGGCTAACCCGAAAGACTTTTATTTTACTACTAAGAAATATCATGTTAAGAAACGAGACAGTATCCTCAATAAGATTAGCGGTATTGGTTTGGCTAAAATTAGTTTTGCTCTTGAGATGATTCATCCTAATGAGGCAAGAGTACTGTGTGGAGATATTCATCAACTCAGGCTTTACGATGTTGAGTCTCTTAAGTATAATAAGAGCAAGGTTGGATCCGCTGTGTATAAGAAAATGGAGCGACATTGGATAGTGAATTGCGGCAAACAAAAGGTTCCATCTTATATTGCTCGTTCAATCTATTGGGATGACCTTCAAAAAAAGGATGATAGTCGATACTGGAGTTTTGTTTTAGAGAATTAAATAAAATGATACTTAAACAACTAAAAAATAATTTACCAATTAATGACTTTACTATTTTTGGAGAAAGACATTCTGGTACTAATTTCTTAGAAAGGGTAATGAGAGGAACAGATTCTTGGAACTCAGCACCATGCGATCATGCTTTTAGTGTTCCTATTACATGGAGATATGGGTGGAAACATTTTTTTGGATTCCATGATGATTTATTAGTGTCTGAAAATAGTAAAAACACACTATTTATAGGCATAGTAAGAAATCCGTATGATTGGATAATGGCTATGTATAAAATGCCACATCATCTTAGGCCACATAGAGCGCCGGGATGGAATAGATTTGATGGTCTAGAAGATTTTTTAACAGCATCAGACCTAACTTCTCAATACAAAGATCCAGCAATTAATCATTCAAATATAGATAATAATCCCTATACTCTTAATGGATATAATAATATTTTTGATCTTAGGTCGGTTAAGTTGGATTATTTATATAATAAAATGCCAACTATGGTAGAAAATTATGTGCTAATTAAATATGAAGAATTTAGTAGTAATACTGAAGGATTCATAGAAAACATATCTAAAAATTATCAACTACCAGTGTTATCTATGATTCATAATTCTCGCAATATATCTCAATATAATATCGAATCAAAACATAAAGAATATATAAATACTCATCTCAATTGGTCAATCGAAAATTTATGCGGATATACCCAAACTCTCTCTTGATAAGGAAAATAAATGAGTCAAAACGGCAAGGGTAGTAGTCCCAGACCTAAAAGCGTCGATCAAAAAACCTGGGATAAGAACTATAATAGGATTTTCCAAAAAGATTCATCGACTAAAGAATCTAATATCAAAGATAAGTCTAATAATGAAACTAGACGATGATTGCAAATATTTGCTAAGTTTAGCAGATACTCTTGTAAATAAATATAAAGAAGATGAAAAGATCCTAATAAGGGTCATCTCTATTCTAAAAAAGTTTACACATCTTAAAAAAACATACTTAAACCAAACCAAACTATCTTTAGGCTCTTATAAAGAATTAAGTAGCTATATTGATAATCTAAACAATACTATTGTGCAAAATCATAGTATTTTATGTGATGTATACAATACTAATACAATAGAGAACAAAGCCACCACTATAAATAGTCAATCAATAGTCTCATCTTTTGAGTCTGTGGATATAGATCTAATGTTAGGCAAAAAATAAGGAGATATAATGTCTATAGGTGTTAGGGTTATAATTAATACAAAGGATGATAATAATAATCCAGTAACAGAGTATGGCTATATTGTTCGTAGACTAAACGCCCATCTATATGAAATTTGGGGAGAATCTTCTCAGATCACATTTTTTTTAAGTCCTGAAGAATTTACGGAAATAAATGTATGATATACGAAACCAGATATAATAGAGATACAGGTGTTCATACGCTTTTTGCTGTATGTAATTGTCGTAGCGAAGTATTGGTTGTAGAATATGATCACGAAATTAAAATGGCTGATTTAGCTATTTATGAAAATGGCAATAGTTTTAGAGCAAAAATGTCGTTATGGCAAAGACTTAGATATTGTTGGAAAGTTTTATGGTATAAAAAACCATACGGCGATGAAATCATTTTAGATGCGAAACAATTATTAGAACTTAAAAATTTTATTAGTAGTCTAGACCTTTAAAGTAATGGTGTATCTAATTGATAGATACTTTATAAGGAGATATAAATGATTAATTATATGAATATTTATGTAGCAGATGAATTAGCTAGTAAAGTCAAGCATCTACATACCGCTCTTGCTGAAGCAAAGGAACTTATTAAAACACTAGAGAGTGAGAATAATAGATTACAAGACGTTCTTATAAGTCTAGCGTCAGAAAATAATAAAGACTTAGTTC